TTATAATCCAAATAACGTTGCAAATCCAACTCAACAATTACAAAATTATATTCCTTCTAATACTGGTTTCTCTCAAGGTATATCTAGTTATGATCCAAATAAAGTTGCAAATCCAACTCAACAATTGCAAAATTATATTCCTTCTAATACTGGTTTCTCTCAAGGTATATCTAGTTATGATCCAAACAAAATTGCAAATCCAACTCAACAATTACAAAATTATGATGTATTAAATCCTTCTAGTTATAATCATGTTGCTGCTCAAATATCAGATACTGCAAATCCTACTTTAAGACAAACAACAGATCAACCATTTAATACATTTATTAATAGAAATCAAGGCGTTGCAACACAATATGATGATATTGCTAAACCAACTCAAATATTACCAGAATTTAGTACTGGACCAGTTTCTTTATATGATATGGTTGTTTCTCAATTATCAGATACTGCTAATCCCACTTTAAGACAAACAACAAATACACCATTCAATACATTTATTAGTACTGATTCATCTCTTAAAACACAATTACAAGATAGTATGCGTCAAACTATTAAAGAGTCAACCATACAAAATGATAATATGGGTAATTTAGGATTAAATATTAATACTGGTTATACTGTTACCGATGCTTCTGCTAAAACAACAATAAAACAAGGTACTAATTATAATAATTATGTTAATCCCGTTGGCAATCAAAGTACTCAACATTCATTTAATGCAACAAATTGGGAAGCACCAGTAACATTAAAAGATACTACTCATATTATTGATTATGTTGGTAATATTGGATTACATAATGAAGGTATTAATGAAATGAGTTACAATAATGCTCATACTAATGCTTCTAGGGAAAATATTGTACAAAGTAGAGCACCAACTCTTGTTAATTATAATAAAGGTCCTGATCAAGAAAGAATTGGTAATGTAGAATTAAAACAATCTATCAATTATGATTATGTAAGTGGACGCAATCAACATAGTATTACTGATAAACGCATAGAATTAAATCAAGAATCTCGTACTAAAATATCATATGATGATCGAATAGAAAAAGAAATTTTAAAAATTTTAGATGATAATCCATTTGTAAACAATGTTATTCGCGATTTGGGAAATTACAATAATTAATAATAATTAATAAAATTATAATAATTAATAAAATTAAAATAATTAATAAAATTATAATAATTGAAAAATATAAAAATTGAAAAATATAATAATAATAATATATTACTATTATTATATCAAAAAAGTGTTTAATCTATTTAAAATGATTTCTAATGCTAAAGTATCTCCAGTTGAAGAACAAACTATCAGTACAATTAATGCTAAAGTATCTCCACTTAAACAACGAACAATTAGTACAATGTATGAAATTGCGATAGATTGCAATCCAGGAACAGTTAGACCTGATAAAATATTAGAACAACTTATTGCAGAAATTGGTGACAGTGAATTAACTGTTGACGATTTTATTATAACATCTAAAATGTTTGGAGAATGGGTTTTTGAACTTTATAGTGATAAAGATGAAATTTATAAAAGAAATCAAGATAAAATTAGTAAAATATTATCTGATTATCATGTTTCTAAAAAAATTAGATATGCTAGATTTTAAATCTAAAATTCGTGAATAATTTCTTTTAATGCTACTAAATCTATTAATGATGATAAATCTTTATCAGTACTTATAATCTGAAGTAAATCTCTCTTGACAATATATTTTTGATTTTCATTTAATAATTTTGTAATATACTCAAAACATTCAATTATATTATCTCTATTTCTTGCACCCATTATTAATATTTTTCCACTTTCAAATATAAATATTGTTGCAGGTTTTTTGTTACCTACATCTATTTTTACATGAACAGGTGCATGTATTTCTGGTTGATATTTAATTCTTGTACCCAATTCTAATGCTAATAATCTGTTATATAATTGAGCACGATTAATTTGTGTTTCATATTCAAACATTGTATTAATCATATTTATTTTTGTATCAATAATATTAATATCATCTGATTCAACAAATCGAATATCTATTAATTTATTATCATCCAAATATGCATAATCACCTTTAAGCATATCTAATAATTTATTTAATGTAATATTACACTGATTTATAGATTGCAAACCAGATATTTGAATAGAACCATTATTAAAAATTTTAATATTTACTAATTTTGTTTTATCAGAATCATAATCTACTGGAATACTCATAATTGTTGTTATTTGATTATAAAAATTAATATTTGTTTTCTTGCTTTTTGGTTTTTTATTCTTAATATCTCTTATTTTTAATTTGGATTTTATTGTCTGTATATTATTTTCACTTAAAGGATAATATTCTAATATATTGTCAATATAAAATTGTTTATCTACTTTACATGTCATTGTTATTACAAATATTTGCATACTTTCAGGCAAGTCGCCCAATTGAGTTTTAAGAAAACTCTCCATTAAATATTATTGTATATATAAAGCCTAAATATAGAATTTATCAATTTTTTAAATATAAAATATATAAAAAATTGATAATATTATGATTTAAAATATCAATTTTAATTATTATTAATGGAAGGATATTTATATTTAATTATTGGCCCAATGTTTGCCGGTAAATCATCAAAATTAATTAGATTGATTAGAAATTTTAGATCAAAAAATATACCAATTTTAGTATTAAAACATTCATTGGATACTCGATATGATTCTTTATCAGAAATTTGTTCCCATGATCAAATTAAAGAACCATGTAAATCTACTGATAATTTAGTATCTTATTTAAATACTAATGATTATAATATTGCAGATATTATTGTTATTGAAGAAGCACAGTTTTTTGGTAATGATTTAATTACATTTTGTAAACAAGCAACAGATATTGATAATAAATATGTTATTGTAACTGGATTAAGTGGTAATTATAAAAGAAAACCATTTGGTAAAATTCTTGAATTAGTACCACTAGCGGATAAAATTGATAAATTAGAAGCATATTGTTTTTTTTGTGAAAAAATAACACCTGCTAATTATACATTAAGATTATCAAAAGAACAAGATGAAATAATAGTTGGCGAAAATAATTTATATCAAGCAGCATGTAGAAAACATTTTAATGAATTTAATAAATCTGATTAATTTTATAAATTTCATAAATAACATATTTAAGATTAATTTAATTAATCTTAAATATATGTCTAAAATTTTAGCATTTGATGTTGGTATAAAAAATTTAGCATTTTGTATTTTAGAAAAAATAAATGATAAATTTTTTATCCCAGATCACAAAATAAATTGGAATATAATTAATTTAACCAAAAATGATAATATTTCTTGCACTTATCCAGATTGTAAAAATAATATTACTAATTTCATTATTGTAGATAATATAAAACATTATTTTTGTACCAAACACAGATTATATCATAAAACTGTTTTAGCAAATAATGCTTATATTTTTAATGAAATAGATACAACAGAAAAATGTTGTTTTTCAGAATCATGTAAGATTAAATCAAAATGGAAAGATTCGTGTAATAAATTATATTGTAATAGACATAAAGAAATGTATGAAAAAAATGAACAAAAAAATAGAAAATTACAAAAATATAAAACATTTGTTAAAGATTTTACAATACATGATCTTAAATTAATACTTTTGGAAAAATTAGATACATTCAAAAATATTTTTTTAAAAGTAAATATTGTATGTATTGAAAATCAACCAGCTTTTAAAAATCCAACAATGAAAGCTATATCAGATGTATTATATACATGGTTTTTAATTAGAGGATTTATTGAAAAAGATTTAAATCATTCTAGTATAAGTACTATTACTTTTTTTTCACCATCTAATAAATTAAAAATTATAGATAAAACAGAAGAGATTGAAGATGAAATTAATAATGCAAAAAATAAATATAAAAAAACTAAACAATTGGGTATTGAAAATTGTATTGAATTGTTAAAATATGAACCTATTTATATTGAATATTTAAATAGTTTTCAAAAAAAAGATGATTTATGTGATGCATTTTTACATGCCGTTCATTATATTAATAGTAAATTAACAAAATGTACAAAAAAAATTACAAAAAAAACTATAAAAATTACTAATATTATTAATCCTGATATTTAGATTAATCAAATATTTATATATAATATAAATATATTATGTCTAAAATACTTGTAATTGTTTTAAGTGAAACTAGAGCAAGTGAATTAACTTTTGATAGTTTTAAAAAAAATGTTATAGATGAGTTAAATGCTGATTTATGTTTATGTATTGGTGTTAATTCTGATTATGAATATAGTAATCCATTTTATCAATTAGCAAAATATAAATTTACTTATAATGAACCAGATGATTTTGGTGATGCATTCGAATATGCTTATAATTTATTGTCTAAAAATAGACATAAATATGAATGTTTAGAAAATATAAATATGCTTTGCGGTAAAATAAAAAATCCAAAACAATCTACAGAAAATATCATTTATTATGAAAACCATAAAATTATACAAAATTTAGATGATTTAGATGATTTTAGTGATGATGAAATTATAATACATACTAAAGATTTTCCAGATGATTTATGGAAAAATCAAGTTTATGGAATTAAAAATAGTAATAATGATATTTTTGTTAATCAAGAAAATGTTATTACATACAAAAAACCTTTATATTGGCGTGAATTTTTAAAAGTAAAAGATCAATTTTTAGGAGGAATTAAAGATAATAATAATCAACATCCAGGTTCTGCTGGCATATTAATATTTTTTAGATGGTTTTTATTAAAAAATTTAATTGATAATGATTTAATTAATAAATACGATCGGTTTATTATTACTAGAAGTGATTTTATATATCAATTACCTCATCCTAAAGTAGAACATATGAATGAAAATTGTATATGGATTCCTGATTGTGAACATTATGGTGGATACACAGATAGACATGTTATTTTATCTAAAAATAATATTGAATCTTATTTAAATATATTGAATAATTTAGTTCTTAGGTCAAATGAATATTTTATAAAAATGAAAAATAAAAATGATTGGAATTTAGAACAGCTTATAAAATTTCACTTGGAACAAAATAATGTATTGCATCTTGTTAAAGAATTTCCTTATATAATGTATTCAGTTAGAAACATAAACGGAACAACACGATGGTCACAAGGTAATTTTTCAAATGAATTAGGTTATTATATAAAGTATAAGTCGGAATATGATACATCAAGTTATTATAAAAATAAATTAGAAGAATCTGGTTTAACTATTGATGAATTTTATAAAAATGAAATATGTAAGAAT